TAAGCATGTCGTTTGTTATGTTCTCAAGTGAATCACCTGCAGCGTCAAAACGTGTGTTAACTTCTGCTAAGGTTGACGCAACCTGCTCTAGATTTTGTGGCACACCTCTCCCAACACGGCGAGCCTGCTCTAGCATGTTAGCCAGTTCGTCTCCACTTGCCCCAGTACCTCTTACAATGATTGAGTTTGCTCTATCTATATCAAAAGCAGAAGCCACCATCGCTCCTTTGATAACAGTAGCTGCTGTTGTGGCAACACCCGCTAAAGCCAAGAAGGGTTTTTTAAGACCATTAACACTTGACCCGACCTTTTTAAGGTCTCCGCTAATATTGTCTTGCAAGTCTAATATGACGCCTAATGTTCTTGATGGGTTCATTTCTTTTGTTTTATTGACTGCTGTTCAAGCTTTTTCCTTTGTTGAATTATTGTCCAATAATCAGTAACTTCTTGTACTGATAGTTGCCTTATTTCTGATGGTGTCCATCCATACTCACGAGATAACACTTCCATTTTCAGTGGAAAGGAAACTGGTCTTTTACCCATCAGCTCTAGTGAGAAAGAACGCTCTATTGGTTTTTTTTTGTCAACTTATCAACCTCTGCATCAAGCTTTTCACCATCTGTAATAGATAAAGATTGTAGCCAGTCTTCTGAAAATGACTTTGTCTTTTCTTCTGTTTCAATCTTTTCAATTATCATGCTCATAAGCTTGATTTTGGCTTTTAACATAGCCATACCGTCAAAGCCTGAAAGATTCTGGTTTGTCATCCTTGCACCGGAAGCCAACTCAGCTTGCACTTGTTGCATCTGATACCACGTTAGCTCATCCTTTAGATGTACTTTACACTTTGATAGTTCAATAATCATATTATGATCCAGTTACTACGTACTCCTCAGTCTTGTTTACTAAACTAACCTCAGACTGTGCTTCGTCAGTTGGGTTATAGAACAACTTGAATGACACATCTTCAGTTACTAGGTCATTACCTGCACTAGAACGTGACCAGTCAGTTATCTCTACTCGGTAGCCTTTGAGAGTAAGTTGTGGGTTATTAGCCCCGCCAAGATTTTCTTCTCCGATAATGTCAACCAACATATACCGTGACTCTTTTGATTTGTATAGGTCTTCAAAAGTTTGGTCTACATAGTTTCGGGTGAATGAGCCTTCGATTGATAATTGCTTGTTGTGTACGTTTGCTGGCGAGTAGTCACCGAACACAAAGTCTGCCTCAGCGTTAGCGTTCCATGTGAGTGTTAGCTCTTTAGCATCTACCGCGTCTGCACCTGTTAGCCCACCCTCAGTAACGGCAAACTTCAAGGTGATATCACGTGATACCCAGTCATTCTCTATTGTTAGAGTTGGTGTATCATTTGACGCTTCCTCTTGTTTACCAATGAAGTCAGCCGTGTACCGCACGTAGTCATCAGTGCTGGCTTGAATCTCAAACTGTGACACTACACCGTTGGCGATCTTCGTGTTACGCACATCAGCGTCTTTTACAAACAGCGTCAGTGTCGGGTGAGTAATAGTTTGCTGTAGGCTAAAGTCATGCTCATGTACTCCAGTAGCGAGTTGATTACTGTCAACACCACCATAAATGTTAGTGAAGAAGTACCCTGCTACATCAGCGTGAAGTACTCCAGCCAACTGTCCCTCGTTCCATTTTCGTACTGTGCGTGAACGTGCAGCATCTTCTAGCCGACCAAAGGTACTGTCGTCAATAACAGTCTCCACCTGTGGAATTACGTCGGCAGTGGTTTTCTGTACCCAGTGGGCAGCGGTCGCTTCGGCAGTACCACGGTCTCCTTCAACCGCAACACCGAAGCTGATTTGTCGTCCTATAAATGTCTCAGACATAGTTAATAATTACTTGATAATGCACATTTGTGAGTATGGATGTGCTAGGGTAATTATACCACACTGGTTTCAATCTCAGCTAAGACAGTGAACTGTTGCCACACCACCTTGCCGACATCCTCTGTAGCGTACCCCATCAAGCCTGCTGACGTTCTAAACCAGAGTCTATGCCCCTCTACTGCTCCCCCGTTCCACTCTTTGTCTAGCTTTTTAACCACCGCATCTGACACAACCAGCAGTGTGTCTTTCATAATATCAGAAGCGGTTTTATCTTTAGTCGCTTGCACCATCACCCACATTTGATATTGGTATGACTTGCGGTTGGTGCCTGTCGAGGCGAACGTATTAGAAAAAGAGTCGGGTGCAATAATGACACTTGGATAGGTTTCTATACTCCCCTCAAATAGCGGTGGATAGACAGCCCTCACTTCTGGAACTGCCTCTAGTGTCTCTGTTAATTTATCTAAAACAAGTTTTTGCATATCTCTATTATACACTACCGAGCCATGTCGCCGATGATAGCGTCAAGCATTGTCTTCTGGTGTTGCTCTAGTGTGCGTTCATTACTCTCAACTGCGTAATCAAGCCACGGGCGAGAGCCCATCTTACGAGTACCGTCATGGACATACATTGCATACGGAGCTTGTTGTTCGCTTACATCAACTCGCCACTGCCATGGTGACATAGACTCACGGTGGGAGCCTTTAAGGTTTCCTATATCAATCGGCACACCACCACCTGAGCCCCCTACTCGCCACGGAGCCTGATTGATTGACCGCATGTACATCGAGCGACCACGGGCAAGGAATATCCCCACTTGGTCTTTAACCACCTGAGGATTACGTCTAATAGCTTGCTCAAGAGCCTGAGTGTCCAGATGTACTTTCATGTTGTTCTACTAGCACTTGTAGGTGCTTGTTATTCTGTGAGCCGACTAGGCAGTTATTCTTAATGCTCCGCACACTATAGGTATGGTCGTTTATAGTGATCGTATCACCTACCTCAACATCAGTAGTACATGGTAGCCACACGATATGTGTCAGTGTCATACGGTTGGCTAGGTTCATCACCTGCTCTGGTGAAGCTTGTTGTAAGTGACCTCTGGTCGTTTCAACTGTCTGATACTCACTATACTCTATACCTTCATCTACCAGCCAAACTGACCGAGCTATCTCTACTGGTCGTGTAAAAAACTTGCTGATCATAATACTGGCTTCGCATACCGCTTCACGATAGCTAGTGCCATTTCGGTGTCGGTCTTGTGTTCTTCACTTCGATAGCTCACTTGGTAGTCACCAATCTTCTCAGACGCTATCTCACCCTCTTGTTGTGTTTGGGCGTTGATGATACCAGCCACGAGAACAGTACAGGCGTGTTCTATGTCTTCTGGGATAGAGCCGTAGCCAAACCGACCTGTGACCTCTACGTTGGCAACACCTCTAGTAAAGCGGTCGTCTTTTGATACGAGTTTCCACTGTGGTGTGACGTTATATGGCTGGGCTACAACATCAAAAGCAACACCATCAACTTCCACTGTATCTAACTCATAAAAATCATCTACTAATAAATGACTGGTATTATTACCGTCATACACCCTTGTTTCTACATCATACTCACCAAACCGACGACTGGTTCGATTGTCGATGTGCCGACTCATAGCTTCAATCCAGCTATCTATCTGAGCGTTGAAAGAATTATCAATCTCAATTAAAAGATACCTTTCTATGTTGGCTTTATTAGTGTATAGCATATCAACATTATACCACGTTACTTACGGATAGCGTTGCGAGCTTTAAGCATGGTGTTGGTTCTCCAGCCGTAGGGCTTGAGTCCTTTACTGGTAGGGTTCTTCACTGGTTTGTCGAATACTTTTATTTCGCCTGACTTGGTGGTGTATTTGTATTGCATGATGGTATTATATCAAGATTTACTTTTTCTTGTTCAGGTAAATATTGGTCAACAAAACGCATCAGCTGTGTTAAAAACTCTACGTCTGCTACCGCCTTTAGCTCGATAGATTGTAAAGTAAGTAAATCATTAGGAGTCTCTCTATCATAGTCAATATCTCTCATCGTTGCGTTGATTTTTATAGATTTTATTCTTGCCATACCCCCACTATATACCCACAACAAAAATAATCAATAGACACCTGTGGATAACACAAAAGCCCCGTAAGGGGGCTTACTGTGTACTCGGTATGAGTCAACTAGGTCTAGCTTCCTTCTGGAGCAAGTCGAACGACGGCACTCGGTAGAATACAAAGCGCCCCCACGCGGCTGACCCAGCGGATAGCCTCACGGTCAGTCGTGATAAGGTTCGTGTCTCCATCACCAGCTACGTTACGTACTACACCAGCGTTGAAGCGGTCAGCCGCAATACCATCTCGGAATCCGAGAATAGAAGACTTACGTAGGTCACCAAACAACATGAATGGTGCTTCATCTTCGGTACTGTTAGGCATCACTTCAACTGGTACAAACGGGTACCCAGCTAGGGTAGCAGCACCAGACTCACCAAGTGGGTTCTGGTAGATGTATCGCCCGTCACCATCTTGGATAAGACGGATTTGACTCAACCATGAACGGTGAGCGTAGAACTTCGCATTACTGTGTGCTCCTTGGGGGAGTGTATCAACCAATGCGTACACGTTTTCAGCTGTAATACCTGCTGTAGCGTCGTACACTTCAACGTCATCAATAGATGAGTTAGCAAGTAGTCCTGTGAAACCACCATTAGTAGTGTCACCTGAACCTTCTCCTGTGAAGAACGCAGCGTCTTCTGAACGAGCGAATCCTTCAGCAACACGTGTAGCCACGAAAGCAAACAAGTCAATCTCTTGGTCTTGAATAAGCTCACGTGTCATGGTCACGATAGCTGCAAGTTTCTTCAACTTAAGCTCTTCTTGGTTAAGAACAACTTGTGTTGATGGAATAACCCCAGCTTCATCTACCCAGCCTACTGATACATCAGTGGCAAGAGCGTTAGCGTCGTATGCGTTCTTCGTCATTGGTGTGGTGAAGAACTCACGTCGAGCAACACCATGCTGTGTTACCAAGTGACGGATTTCCGCAGACAGTTCACGGTCTACAACGTATCCACCAAACGGAGAGCTATCAGCGTCAGTTGTCAGTTCCTTTACAGAAGCAAAGTCATTTGACAAAAGAGCACCAGAAAGACTACGTAGGTAGGTGTTCATCTTAGCTCGCTTTTCAGCGATAGATGGCTCAGCCATACCAGCTTGGGCTTTCTTTGACTTCTCAATGAACTTTTCAAGGTCTGATTTCATTTCTGTAACAGACTTCTCAAGCTCTTTTGATAGCTCGCTTTTAATGTCGCCAGACGCTTTCTTGAAAGCTTTAGCAACTTCTTCCTGCACTTCTGCTTCGGCAGCAGGGTCAGTTTCTGGCATGTCAGCCACATCATCTGTATCAACCGCTTCCTGCTCGTCAGTTTCTAGCTCTTTGTATAGAGCTTCAACCTGAGACTTCTCATCAGCAGTAGCAAACCCTTTCGCTCGCAACTGCTTGAGCAATTTCATTAGTTCTAACATAACTATTAAAAGTTACTTGATAATGACGAGTCCGTGGGTGCGGATTACTTAGCCCAATATCTCCGATTGATATGTGTATATTATAAACTACGAATAGCTTTTAGTACATTACGACGTGTGTCGTTGATGTTCTCTTGGTTCATCTCTCGTAATGACTTAGCAATGGCGTCGAGGACAAACTTTTTATGGTCAATCACCTTCACTGTCTTCACCACTTGCTCAGTTGATGTCTCCGGTGTAACGCTGGCTTTGATTTCTTCTACCTCTTGTACAGTCTTCTCAAAAAGTGCTTGTGCATTAGCTGGCACTGATACAACTGAGATTTCTAGAAGCTCAGACTTGGTAATATTTCCTTTCTCGTCAAACTCTTTCGGGATAAATCCGATAGATGTAGCGTTGATATACCCAGCGTCAGCCATAGCTTGTGCTAGTGCTCCTTTAGGGTTCATGGTAGCGAACTCAATCGTACCGTTTAGAGATGGCTCTTGTTTTATTCGCTTCACTTTACCGATGATGTGTTCGATAGAGTTGTAGTTGTGGGAGTCAAGCAGTACAGGGTTTTTCTTAAATGACTTCAAATCAAAGTTCTGCATTACAATGTCACCGTGTCGGTCTTCNCTNGCAGTAGAAAATATCACCTTGTACTCGTCTTTGTCGTCATCTTTTTTAATCTCAACAGGCACCTCAAGTGACAGACCTCGGTTATCTTTCTGTACTGTGTCCCATAACTCTTTATAACTAGCGACTCCCATGTCTGCGAGTGACTTGTTGGTAAGTGAATAAAACATATGTACCATAATTATACCACACTATTAAATGCTACAAGCACAATTCGCGTTATCCTCTGGACCGAATGATGGATCGCCTGGATATTTCATACCATTACTGAAGTACCCGTTAATCGGTGCCTCCTCACCATCCATCGCTGCATGGTCATCACGCACACCACCCTGCAGTCCTGGTGCCCATGTCCATATCTTAATAGGCATTTGCATTTGCTCGTATACATCTTGTTTGGTTGTCTGCATCATAATATGACTCTCGGTGTTGGCGATAGTTCTCGCTCGCCAATCTTCAATACCACCATAGGTATCATTCACTCGGTCAATAAGCTGGGTTAGTGTCTCCTCTTGGTTGAATGACTCCGCAAACTGCTCAGCAAGTTTCTCGGCTGTAGTGCCAGTGATACGCTCAGACATCAACGACACTTGCTTATCAATATTAGTCATCATTTGTGAGCTGATGTTATACTCACCACCCTCAAAGAAACGTAGTGTGTCATCGCCAGCGTTCTGCACTATCTGACGAATCACAGGTAATACACTTTGCTTTGCTAGGTCAATCTCTAGCCGTTGATTGAACACCTCACCGACTAAGTCTTTTTTCTTGAATGACTTACGAGCTTGCAGGTTTTCTGTTAATCGCTTCCTTTGGTCTTTGAAATACGCTACGAGTGTCTGCTCTAAACGTTTAGCATTTGCATCGAGTTGTTTTTTGTATGCTTGGTTGTACCCTCGTCTTGCTTTCTCGTTTTGTAGTGGGTGACTTATCTTTTTTTTTACTTGTTTCTCCTCTGGTGGCTCACGTCGTGGTGGCTCTTGTCCAAGTGGAGTCTTAGTAAATGGCACCATAATATCATCGCCACTTGTAACTGGTTCATAGCCAAGTATTTCACGGCGTTCGTTGATACTAAGCGTGTTGGTTTGTTCGGCGACAGTCAGTAGCTTACCTTTCTGCTCCATATCCTCAGGTGTTGGGTCGGTGTACACTAACTCAAACTCATCAGGGATAAGGTGCCAGTTAAGTACGTTGGTCAAGTCATCAACAATCGGTTTGATTGTCTCACGCAAGAATATACGGATAGCAGCGTCACTATTGGCGTATGTCTCACCCGATGTGATACCAAGTAGAGCTTTCGGCACACCAGTTAGCGCAACCATGTCGTCCATCAACATCTGGCGTGATTCCAAGTAGCCAAGCTCTTGTGGTGAAAGGCCTGTGTTCTTGTACTCCCCTCCACCACCAATGAATAGAATGTTGTCTGTCTCTTTTGCGTCTTTCAGTGCCTCCTTAAATGTCTCTTTCAGCTCTTTCAACTGCCCACGATTAAGGTCTGGGTCTTTGAATGAAAACACACCGTCTAGCTTCCCGCCGTTCTCTGAAACTCGGTTCTGGTACTCAATCAGTGACAGGTCGCTGAGGATTGTCCGAATACCAGCCATTAGGATACTCTCACCCTCAAGCGGGTCTACTGGTAGTGGGTTATACCAATAGATTGTGTCCTCACACGGTATCAACCTTGCATCACCGTTAATCGGTGTGTAGGTAATTGCCTCGATAGCTGTGTGGTCACTGTTAAAGTGCTTTGTCACTCGAGCTGGGTTTAGTAACTCTAGCGACTGCACTCGGTCATTAAACACTCCCACCTTCTCAATCCAACACTCACCGGTTGCGTCTTTATACTTTGATGCTAACTTGAAAAACTGGTCGCCAGTCAGTGTGTTGTTCGGTCGGTCGAGTAAATCTAGGAGCTGGTGGTTGGTGATGACATTGTCACCACGTTGTAGCTGCCACTCTGTCTGTCCTACCTTTTCTCCTCGCTTTTCTATAGCTCGGTTTATATAGGCTGCTTTTTCTAATACAGTCAAATAGCCACTCCGGTCATACTTATACGATACTGTCCGTCCAACTGAATTATAAAGAGCGTAGCGGTCAGCACTTTTTTTCTTCCAAAAATCTAGTAGTCCCATGTGTCAATATTATACCACAATTATTTTATACAAATCCTATAAATGCTTTTGTCTGCATTGAGTGGATGCCATACCTAAGGGCGTCACAATTTTTTACAACCACGCCATTTGCAAGGAAAAAACCGCTACTTGTTGTTGTTGAGAATACTTCTTCTTTTCCGCAATGCTCTAGCTTTGCAATTATTGTGGCAGAATTTCCCAAACTTTGTCTTTGCGATATATCTCTTTCCACACTGATTGCAGTTTCGTTTAATTCTATATCTTGGTAAATATTTTGCATTAATTTTACCCCATTTTTTTCTAAGCTCTTGTCCTTCTTTTGTTTTACTCCATTTACTGGCAGCTTGAACAGCCTTTTTAACATTTTTTCTCCATTTAGGTAAATTTTCTTTATAGTGCAAGAGATTGTGTTGCTTAGGTGTAACAAGTTCGAGATTAGATATGTCATTATTAAGTGGGTTGTGGTCTTTATGATGGATATGAAAGCCCTTGGGTATTTCACCATTGTTTTTTTCCCATATATACCTGTGAAGACGTTTTGTTTTTCCGCCGAAACATTTCTCTGGAGAAGATGAAAAATACTTGCGACGCTCACTCCTGTTTGAGTTTGGGTATCGTCTAAAGACAATTCCATCAATAATTTTCCTTTCCATATAACTATTTTATCAGAATATCGCAAACAATCAAGCCTCACAAAACCTCTAGGGGTAAGATATGGATGATTTGCTGTAACTTTTGAACCCATAAAATTATAAACATCTTTATATCCGTTACTTTCTTGATGTAATTTTACTCCAATCGGTACTGTTATTTCTGTATCAGCTGTAAAACACGCGTCGTCATTAATTTTCACGGGTTCCTCTAGCACCTTGCCATCTGTTGTGGTTTTGTATGAATAGCTGCCACTTTCTTTAATGCAGTTTGTGCTGTCTTTAGTTAAAAACACTTCTTTTGATTTCACAGTATCAATTCCTTTCTCAACCGCCTTGTTTGCTTTTTGCGCGTTGAACCCAGCGTTTTTTATTTCTTGAATATGGTCAGCCCGTGAGTGGTCGCAATAGATAATGTCCCCGCTTGATATACCCAGTTCACCAAGTCTGGTAATTAGATCTGAGTTTAATAACCCCTTTTCATAAATTATCTCTTTACAATAATATACATCGTCTACCTCACGCACCTCAATAAGCGCTGTCGGGTGATTAAATCCAAAGTCAAGGCCGTATACACGTTGGTTATATACCTCTGGCAAAGAGTCGCATAGTTTGAAATGGGTAAATATTCGCGCCTCGGCTATACCCATTTCACCCAGCCCATAGATACGCCATAAGTTGGGGTCGGTGTGCTCCAGTCGCTCTATCTCGAAGATTGTTTGTTGGTCTAAGAATGGATTGTTTTTGTAGGTTGAGTGTATTACTCGACAATCGTCACGCACTTTTATTTTCTCCTCAATCCAGTGCTCCTGTGCGTGGCTTGGGTTCAAGTCCATAAATATCTGCCCTGTCGTACGCAAAGCAAGCTGTGTGTAGTCTTGGTAGGAAAACTCGTTCGCCTCGTTCATATACAACACCTTACGTTTTCGACCTTTTACTTTATCGAACTGGTCAACCGATATGAACTCAACCAGTGTGTTATTGAGTTGATATGTCAGGTCAGACTTGTTGTGGTTCTCAGGGTTATAAATATCAGCGTTCTGTAGTATCTCTAAAAAGTCACGGTAGGCAGATGCTTTGAGTGCTGGGAGTGTTTTACGTGAAATGGTGTACACCTCAGGTAGTGGTTCAGCCAGTGCTTTTGTTATCAACATCTGACATAAACTGTATGTCTTACTCGAACGAGAGCTACCTACGTTAAGCACGACACGCTCGGTAGCGTTGTAGTTTTTCTCGAACACTCCACTTGCTTTAATGTTCAGCTTCATTAGTATAATGCTACCACAGATACTGTGTCCTACCCCGCTTATAGCTTCCTTTCGTAGTGCCTGAGAAATGTTGGCTGTACGTGTTGGCTCGGTCTTTGTTTTTTAAGTATGGCACTATCAGTGCGTTCTCTGGTGGGTACTTTGTGAGCATCTCCCCCATAAACACATTGCCTGTCGTATCAACCGCCTCACCTAGCTCGGTCTTCTTGCCTAGCTCAGTAATGATTGTCTTTAGCCATGGGTTCTTTTTACTCGACGCTAGTATTGGTGATGCGTTCTCTGGTGCATAGCGTTTATAAAGTGGGTCGGTCTGTTCTAGTGTCGCTTGGCGATGTGCATGCATGTGTCCGGTGTTAACGGTGTAGAGGTCATGCGAAAGCCAGGGGACATTACCAGTGAGCGGTTTAAGACACACGGTGTCAGCTCCAGGCATGTACCCTCCGTACTCGTATAGTATCTCGTAGCGAAGAATATCTGCTATTACATGCCACGCAAACAATGTAGCCTTCTCTCCAGTGAATGTGGTGCCACGGGCTGAGCGAAAAGAAATGGTTTGTTTCGCTAGGTTGGTGTAGTGATCCACCAAGTGCTGGTTCTGCCAAGTACGGCTATACACCTTTTTGTTCTCCCAATATATATACTCCCAGTCAGGGTTTTTCACTCGCCACGTCTTCATCCATTTGTCGGGTGGTGGAAGTGGTCCAATCCAAAGAGAGTGGATTATTTTAGGAACGCTCATACAAAGATTTTTTCTTAAACCGCTTATCAAGCCACCACCAGAAAAACGCTGACCGTTCTATCTTTGGGCTACTAGACAATAGGTCTGTGTCTTGTAGTTCTTTTACTGAAAACACCTTACAATCCTCTCTAAGCTCAGACTTGATACTATACTCATTTCCGTACGCAGAACGCCACAGGAGGGCATTTTGAGCGTCTAGGAGGGTGTGTAGCTTGTGTTTATTGTATACAAAAGGTGAGTGATGGCTGTAGTCAAGACCGTTCGGGTATCTTTTAGTTGTGGCGAGTAGGGTTTTGTAGTACCAGCCACTTTTAGGATTACGGGCAGCGAGTGACTCAGCTAGTGTGCCTTTATGATATACAGTCACATCACTCTGGGGCTGTAGGATGTAAAAGTCATCATTCATCAGGATGAAGTCGTCAGTGATAGCAGGGTGGTCGGTGAGTGACAACTTGTGTCGCACATCATCAGTGGGGCTTTTGTACTCTTTCGTGACTCGTATGTGACTCACCTCTGTAGCCCATAATGGACAGTCGCCGATGATGACTACATTCCGGTGCGGTAGGTTTTTTAAGGAACGGAGAGAATAGCGTAATGGTTTATCATCAAACGATGACTTCCTATACACATACACGACTGTTTTATTTTGAGAAGACACGGATTAGTTTGATAACATCAAGGATAGACATCTTACTTGGGTCGACATCAAGCTCAGTGCGACAGTAGTCGTTCATCTCTTGGGCTGTCTGGTTCAGTTTGTCTGTCACCTCGAATACCTCAGGGTATAGTGGACGAAGTGCGTTAGCGGCGTCACAATCAGTGCCTTTGTTATACACTTCATACCACGCAAGGTCTTGGGTGGTTTCTTGTTCACGAAGCGTTATCTTCTTTTCCGCTGAACCCTCTTGAGCCTGTTTTAATAACTCGCTCTGCTTTTCAGTTAGCTCCTGAATAGTTGTGTGATACTCCTCTAATTTTTTAACTTGTTTCATGTTCGTCATTATTATCTTCTAACCAAGGGGTTGCCCTTGTAAGGGTGTAGGTAATATTCTCGCCTATCGTACCTTCATGCGAACCGTAGTGCATGAGTTTTAACACGATAGTATCGAGGCTGTCAGCTTCTAAAGGAACAGTTGACTCAATATCAAGCGAGCCATAAAAGTCTTCGTTTTTATATTTATAAATATCTC